GCTTTGGTTGTCCTTACACCCAACTGAGCCTTACCTCCAGAAAAACCACCGCCCAGTATTTGACCAGCACGACCACGCATAGATGCCATAATAAGGTTGTCGTATTCCATATCAAACTGCATAGCGTTTGCGACTTGTTCTCCAATATCATTTACTTCAATTAGAACAAATGCTGTATTATATGCCTTTGCAACCTGATGTATTTTCTGTGGGAACAGTAATGGTTTAATTTCGTTATCTCTGAACTTTGCAACCACCTTATACGGAACTTGCGAAACATCAAACACAATGTACGCTGAGTAGTCGTTAGCGACCCCTCTGGACACATCAGCAGTCAATAGGTATGTATTACCCTCTTTGGGTTGTTCATAAACATCTAGTCCAGCATTAGATTGAATTGGTGTTCTATATGTTAATCTTTTTAGAGTTGTTGGAGATATGAGTGTATCAATAGAACCAAGAAACTCACATTCAAACTCTGTGTTAAATTGTTGTTCACTCGTGTTTGCAATGGTTTCTTTCTTCCATTTTTCATCACGGCCGGGCACTTCACTCCAGTGAACTTCAACAGGAATATAACTATTTCTCTTTTCTTCGGCATCTACCCATAGTTTATAAAACATATTCATACCATGAGGGGTGCTTACTATCATGACTTTCGTAGTTTTACCTGATGAGATTGTGGGATACACAGAACTAAAAAATTGTTCTGCTACATTAGAGGGAACATATGCAAACTCATCAAGGAAGATGATATTATAAGAACCACCACGAACCGCACTAGCAGAAGTAGAAGATGCAAGTATCTTAGATCCGTTTTCTAATTCCAGAGAACCCTTGTTCCAAGACATAATCCCTTGTTGTAACCACTGAGGTAAGTTTTCATATGCAAGTTGCAGCCTACCCAATAAGTCTCTTGCGGTTGACGCTTTGTTTGCAAGGATTGCAATATTAACACTATCGTTAAATAATGCATAGTGCAAAATATATGAAATCATAATGGTAGATTTACCAGACTGACGAGGTAGTTTGCAAATAGTAAAGCGATTGTTGTGGAATGTACCAACCATTTCTTTTTGGAAGTCATACATCTTGATAGGCACTAAACCCAAATCAAGAGAAACAATTTTTACATAATTTTGAATAAAGTATAGAGGGTCTTCCATACAAATTGAATATTCACGCAATTGCTCCTCAGTCCAATCTTGAGATACATTTGCCTTTTTGAGTAAAGGGTTTCCTAGATAAGTTGTTTCAGTCATCAGGTTTACCCTTTAACATCTTTTGTAATTCCGCAGTAGAACCAACAAACAATGCATTGGTCACACTCTTAGGCGCGTTGTTAGGAACTTCTTTTAACTTTCTCATTTTTTCTTGAAGGTCTGCAAGTTTCTCTGTAACCTCTGCAACCTGTTTGATACCATTCAGTGCAACCTCATAGGTTCTTGGATGCTCTGATTCTTTTGCAAGCTCTAAGATACCATCAATTGCATCTTGACCTCGTTCAATTAGGTTGTAAAGATTTTCTCTTTGATACTTGTAGTCATTATCAACATCATCTTCGTTGGTAGGTGGTATAACACGAGGGAGATCCTTGTGTTCTTTGATTTCTTTTTTATCAGGGTCAAAGTCAAGTATTCCCAAAGCGTCACCAATGATTTGCTCGGTGTCCTTCATAATAATCCTTATTTTTTATCTGTACCAGAAACAGGGTCATAAGTTTTTGCATCTTCAAAGAATGATGATGTTTCATTGAAACCAAAGTCATCATCGGCATCAGCGGTTGATGGAGAAGGTGTAACGGTATATCTTTGTTCTCTTGTGGGTGCAACTTCTGGTAGATTTGCAAACTGGTCTACCTGTACGGTTTTGATAACACTTGAAGAAGTGACAGGGCCATATAGATAAAACTTAGTTGTAAAAGATAAAGTATAAATGATTGCTCTACGACTTTCAAAATCTCCCTGATAACTATCTTCATAACCAACAGATGTTAAGATAATAGGAATATCTTTTTTGATACCCATACCCAAGTTGTCATTTATTGTGATTGTATAATCAGGCTGGAAATAAGGAAGAATTTGTTCTACAATCTGTAGTGCATCATCAGAGTTTTTTGCCATGGCATATAATGTAATGTCCATATTATATGGAACAGGCATATATTGTGAGTCAAGTTTTCCTGCGTCAGCACCAGAAGCTTTTACTTTCTTGAATTTCTGAACACGATTCATTTTTCTAGTTGGATCATATGTCAATGAACCAATTTCAAAACCTAGTCTTGGTAAAGTAATTGCAGTTGATGTGGCAAGTGATGGGTCTTGGTCTAATCTAGTTAACCATTTTTGTTTCGGCCCATACGCAAGTGGCACTTTCATTGCCTGAGTTACTGCACCAGTATTGTCCTTGCGAACAATCTGAATATTGTTAAACATCGTTCCAAAAGCAACGATTACATTTCTTACTGTTTCGTGGTAAAATGATTGTCCTAGCATTATGTACTACTCCCTATATCACCAAATGGATTTGATTCTGAGAAATCTAAGACGGTATCATCAAGTTCATCGAACAATTCATTTTGTGCTGTTTTATCTATATTGTAATCACCTATTATATAGTCTTCTGAAATTAGGAACTCAGCGTCACCACTATCAGCAGCATTTTCTAACTGGATAGCACCACCATGTGTATCATCTTCAGCAACGATATTATCACCGTCTGTTTCCTCTAACACTAGTCCGTCAAGTGAGAACTCTAGTCTAATGTCTTCGTTGAATGTTCCTTCTTGTTCTAATGTAAACTGGAATGCTCTTGAGTCAACTGATAAGGCATCTTCAATTGCATCAATAGCTTCAATACCAGTTGCCATATCCTCTGAACTATATTCAAACTGTTTGCATCGCAATTTGTAAACAGGATTATTGTCTAGTTGATAGAATGGTTCATCGTGGTCTACAAAGTTAATCTCAAACATCTTCTCCAGAACAGGATGAAAAACTAAGTCACCTTCAACTGGTCTGTCTGCATCAGTTAGTGCGGTGTCTTGTATTATATAAAAGTTGTTATTATTTACAACAGTTAATACGGATGACCCAGCCACTGTTGTGTCTGTTGTAGCTGTTTCCAATACAATAGAACCACCTGTAGTACCTGTTCCACTCTCTAGTGTAATCTGGCTGTCCAGTTCTTGGAAGCGTTCTTTGGAAACAACAAAAGTAATTTCGTTGCGGTTTTCTAAACCAAACTGTGTTATAATTTCTTTGTCGCCACCGAAACCTTCTGCATCTTCTATATACATTTCGATAGGTTGTGCGTTTGTAAATTTGGAAAGTGCATCTTCACCAAGAACACTATCAAGAGCAACAGTTGTACGATTAACATAAAACACATCATGGCCATGGATTTGTATTGCTTCTTTAACTAAGTCAGCATACAAAGCTCTTTCCGTAGAAATAGAGGATAGGTTGTTAGTATGAAATGCACTATTAACTGCCATTTGGTTATCCTACCATATAATCAATTGGTGTTTCAAATGATAATTGGATTTGTTCTTCTAGTTTGTTTAACTCATCTTGTGCCTGTGTAAAGATAGTTTCCCCATTCATTGTAACACCACCTAACATTGCGACACCACTAAACTTGGAAAGGTTTGCACCCCATTGTCTTTTAATCAAAGCAGTTGCATATCTTTTTAGATAGATGTCATCAAATATATCAGTATATGATGCTGGGTCAATCTTACGATAACACTCAATAATTACAAACTCATCTTCACTAATATCATTTGTCCAATCCATATCAATGTATAGACGATTTTGATGTTGGTTGAAACGAACAGGTTTCTCACCAACAAGAATGTGTGAAAGGAAATCTAAGTGTTGCATTGTCTGTTGGTAATGCACAACAGAAGTAGAACTAAAATCATATAAGTCATTTAGTCTAAGTTGATACCTAATATCAAACATATTGTTTGTTGCAACATCATCAAATGGAAAGATACTTAATACAGAAACCACCGCCTGTGGCATTGGAATGAAATTGTTTCCTTCTGTGAAAGATGCCGTTGCATCACTATCTATTGAATCTGTTGCAGTAGTAGTTGTATTACTAAGCGCTCTAGTTTTATCAGCCGCAGTTATTTTATGTTTAAGATACATCTTCTCAATACCATCGTAATGATATTGTGAGAAGTATTGCAATGCTTCATCTAACCTATCATCTATTTGGTCATCTGATACATTGATATCAATAACACCAAATCCTAGAGCTCTAAGACAATATGTTTTTAGTGTTACTTTTGAACTTGGAATAGCCATTTGTTCTTCCTTTATCTCTTATTTAGTCATTAACTAAAGTCCACCCGCTGTAATCCGAGCTTCTAACTCTTGTATAGTTTTGGTTAAGATGCTGATAATTTTACTTTGGTCTATTCCTTGTGGTTTTATTCGGGTGGCACTGTCACCATCATCATTTATATATGTTTCAGTTGCATCTTTTACACCAAAAGCTGCGTCAGGAACTACTGCTTGTAATTCATGTGCAAGAAATCCTGTAACAATTGGTGCTGCATCTCCACCACCATCTTCTATTGCAACATCACCAATCCACTTAAATCTACAAGGTTTTAATTTTTTACACTCAGTTGTTGCATCCCAACTATAATTTACATTTTGTTTTAATCTGTAATCTGAACTTGTTTGATAAGCAGTTGCATTAGCACTTCCAACAATAGCTCCTTTTTGAGTACCATTATTTCTAAAAGTTTGGAATTCAAAAGAGCTAGCACTCGTATTCTGCGATAAAGTAGGGCCGTTCGTTTGGTTAAATAGAGTCAGTCCAAGTTGATTTCCACTACTACCCGCACCATTGGCATGAAAAGCATAAACACCTTCGTTTACGCCTGGGTTTATTTCAATGTAAACTTGACCAGTTCCTCCGTCACTTCCTTGAATTAATATGTTACCATCTGAAACAGGATTACCAAATATGACATTATTACCAGTTCTAGCAATAAATGCAAAACCTGTTCCATCATCAGCAAAATTTACATCTCCGCCCCCTGCATCAAGTGTTATGTCACCTGCTGCATCTATTATGAAGTCATCTGTAGCTGTAATGGTGTCAGCATCAATAGTAAGTTCGTCTACAACAACACCTGCGTTTGCTGTTAATACACCTGCAATGACACCTGTACCAGAAACATCTAGGTTTCCGTTGACATCAATTAGAGTTGCATTGAGTTCTATTTCATCAGTTGCATTGATATCAAGTATTGCGTTACTTGGAGCGCCAATACTCTGTGATGCATCATTGAATTGAATTACTGATGTACCATTTAAAAGAAGTCCTGTGTCAGCAACATGTGTTAGTTTTACATCTGAGTCTGCACCAAAGTTAAGAACAGCTGCATCACTAAGTAAGAATAAATCATCACCAATAACAGCATCTAAAACTACTGATAAACCGCCATCAGTTTGTAGTGAACCATCTGTTGTACTTGTAGCAGCAGTGTTATCATCTGTTTTGATAATTCCACTCGCAGTTAAAGCCGCAGTTGTAGTTGCTCCTGCAACCGCTAAGGTAGAAGCCATATCTACAGCACCATCTATATCTACTATGTCTAAATTAGCAGTTCCGTCTACATCTATATCGCCTGAGATATCTAAGGCTGTACCAATTAAAGTTTGTGTGAATGTTACCTGTCCATTAGAAGCAATGGTCATAGCATCTACATCACTTGCAGAACCAATAGTTTTTCCATCACCTATGATGATATCATCAGTAAATGTAGCAATACCTACGATGGCCGCAGTACCACTAATTTCAACATTACCATTGATATCTATTAAGGTTGAAGTAATATCTATTTCATCATCAGCAGCAATGGATAAATCACCATCAGCGGTTGAACTAATGTGAATTGCAGCATCACGAAATATTATCTTTTTATTTGTAGCCATTGTTATGGCATCTGCTTGTGCAAGTGTTCCACTAATTTCAACATTACCATTGATATCTATTAGGGTTGAATTGAGTTCTATTTCGTCATCTGCATTAATATCCAAATCACCATCTGCGTCTGACCTGATATTGATTGCACTATCCCTAAACTGAAGTTGCATATCAGTATTAAGTAATAGTCCATCATTATGAACGTGTGTTAAAGTAACTTCTGCATCAGCACCAAAACTTAGGACTGCGCTATCAGATAATAGTTTAACATCATCACCAATGATTGCATCAGCAGCTACAGATAAACCACCGTCTGTTTGTAGTGAACCATCAGTTGTAGAAGTTGCTGCTGTAGTATCATCTGTTTTGATAATACCACTTGCGGTTAAAGCCGCAGTAGTGACTGCGCCTGCAATGACACCTGTACCAGAAACATCTAGGTTTCCGTTGACATCAATTAGAGTTGCATTAATTTCTACTTCGTCTGTCG